GTCACGCGGAACCCTCGGTTTTTGAGGCCCGGGAAGGACCCGAAAGACAAGTTTGCCTGACACTTTTTAGGGTTAGGTGTCATCGTATCCTTACGCATTCATAAACATGTCAGTCTGCCTTAACTGCTCTTGCATCTCCCTCGGATACTCCTGCGGGCCTGGCATGATACCGAGATTCTTCTTGACGAAGACGGCGACATTGCGATCCCTCAGCATGCTTATGAAAGTATGCGTATGGCCTTCTAGCTTGGTCCTGGCCTGCCTGGTTGTGACAAGGCTGTTGAGTTTGGTCGGTCCGGTCAGCCCGCCCAATATCACCCACTGAATGCCCTGCCTGGTGATCTCATCGGCCATGCGCTCGTTCAATAGCCAATCGCCGATCAAGGGCTCGATGGACAGGAACTTGCGGTCCGTCGGGACGTAACGGCAGAAGGCGTCGAACCTGGCCGTTTCTAAGGCTTCGTGGGGCTGCCATCCGGATAGGCTTATCCCAAGCCAAGCACCTGCCTCCGCAAGCAACGTGGCGCGTTTGTGTGCGTTTGGCGCGCCTTCTGGGGCGAGGATGGCTTTGGTTAAAACCATGTAGGCATGCCAGGGCGCCGCCTTCATGGCATCGGCCACCAGGCTGGCGACGTCGTCGGGCGAAAACGGGAACTCATATCCGGGGCCGGGCTGCCAGTCCCAGGAGCCCAGCAGATCACACATTGAGCCCGCGAAGATTCTGGCTGGCGTTTTGAGCCGCTTGGGTTCGTCCAGCCGAAGGGGATGGAAGGTCGGGTTAAAGCCGGTCTCTTTATACGGCCCTCGCCGCATCTCGGCCAGGCGGCGGGCATAGCAGTACCAGCAGCCGAACTTACAGCCCGTGCCCGGATTCCAGCTCCGTTCGCACCAATCGATAAGAGTCTTATTCATGTTCTGGCTTCCTGGCGGGGTTTGCGGGGTTTGGTTTTAAACTCCGCAGCAAACCCCGCACGGTTTAACGCTTCGGAATGCTTAGGCTTATTATCGGCTGCGGGGTTGGCGGGGTTTTTAAGCCCGTACTCGTGGTTCACGCGCGCATGTGCGCGCGCGCATGATGCGCGTACGCGCGTAAACTCAAATATTAAACTCCGCAAACCCCGCAAGGCTTTAGAAGCCTGCGAAATCTGGAGCTTTTCAGCCTGCGGGGTTTTGTGCCGGGTTTGATTTCGTAACCCCGCAAACCCCGCGAAATCGGGCTTGCTAAAAGGCTTCATCACCGCCTCCATTGCCTCCAAACAGATCCGTCTGGGCTGCTGGCTTGTCCGTCGGGGCCTTCACCGCCGCCGTGGGCGGGGCCTCGCCGATCGGTTCCAGGTAGTATTCCCAAGCCTTGCTATGCGGGCTCTTGCGCGCACAGACCTTCATGCCTTCAATGATGCGCTCGTGGTTGGTCTGCAGGGCGCGCCCGAGCCGTTGCATCTGACTCAGTTCTGATTTATCTCCGCGCGTCGCGGCCATCAGGCATTCCGGCTCGCAGACGGCGTTCAGGTCCTTCGTCGCCACGGGGTTGTCGCCGTGCTTCCACCACCAGGCCAGGATGAAGGGCGGCCAGGCGTCCGACTCGCCGTCGCTGAATCCATAGAACGCTTCCGAGTTGGCCAGGAAGCCTGGAATGCCGGCCGTCTCGATGATGCCGCCGATGACGGCGCTCCACTGCTCGTAGGAGCCGAGCGTCTTCGATCCGGACGGGCGCCCCTTTGCAATCCAGGCCTGGCAGAGCACGAGCGCCGCCCAGACGAGCTGCAGGCGATGCTCGCTCGCCCAGGCCGCGATATTGGGATGTTTGAACGTGACGGCCGGGCGCATCCAGGGGCGTTCGTCGCCCGGATCGAGACGGCATCTGACGAAGCGCCGAATGAGGTCCTGGCTGACCTTGACGTTGTTTCCCGTGGCGATCCACAGCGCGGTATTCGGCAGCTCCATCATCTCAGTGTTCTTGCCGAAGACGCGGAAAGCCGGCGTGGTCTCCGTGGCCACCATGGATAGCGCCGGCGAGTGCAGCGGCAGTCGCGAGGTATCCAGGTTGTCGATGACAATCAGCGGTCGGCCTCGGCTTAACTCGGCTGCCAAGGTCTTCTGCGTCTCTTCGGCGTTGTCGTTCAGGATGATCGGCGATGGCGCGCTGCCCGTGACGATGATCGAGATCACGCGGGCGAGCAATGATTTGCCGGAGCCCATGATCGGAGCCTCGATCAAGTGTATTGGCGTCGGGCCTTGAATCATGCGGCGTACAAACGGAAGCAAAATGGCAGCGAAGGCGGTGGCTCGCTCGGCTTCGCCGCAGAACGGGAAGTCGCCGATGGCCTCGGAGAGCAGCTCCTTCGAGCGTGCAATGAAAGCAGCCGACGGCTCCTGCGGGATCTCCGGCAGCTTGGCCATGCCGTCATCCGGCTCGTACCAGAGGCGTTCAGAAGCATGGTAGCCCCTGTGATGAATTGGCGACCCGTCCCGTCCGTAAATGGGTGTTCGGGTTACAGCGTGGATGACGGGCAGCGGCTCCGGCGCATAGGCGGCCGCGCCTAGCACGAGGTCCGCCACCGAGCGCTTGGGGTCCTTGCTGTGCTCTTCGCCGTTTTTGTCGGTCGTGTACCAATGGAATTCACTCATCAGCAGGTGCATGACCTGAGCGAGCGACAGCCGCTCGATCTCAATCTGTCGGCCGCCGTCTGCGCCTTCGCGCCATGCCAGGTGGGCCAGCTCCGCATTGGACGGCGTGAGGAAGAGCGGTTCGCGCGCCGGCGCGATCTGCGCCGCCTCAAGGATAGCCTGGTTGCGCGCCGTCAGATGCTCCCAGATGACCTTCATGGCGTAGGAGAGTTGCCACTGCCCGCAGACGCGTGTGACCTGGTTGGATGGCGCTCCGCCATCGAAATCGGGTGCTCGGGTTTCATCGGCGGGAGGCGTCCATTCTGCGCACTGATCGGCTGGCGGGCGGAGCTGGCCACGGACGTGCAGGTCGTTGACGTCGCCGGGCGGCATATCGGCCCGTAGGCGGAAGAGCGGGCAGCGACCGTTCAACGACCGCCCGATCTTGACCGCGTAATGGTCTCCGGATTTGTCGCGGTCGGTCTCGATGTAGACGCGCGCGCCATCCGGAATACGAGCCGCGATTTCAGGCTGCCAGGAGCCGGAGTAGATGCCGATGACAGCCGCGCCGGGCGTCGTCTGACATCGGGTGAGAAAGTCCGGCTCGCCTTCCACGATCACGACGTCGACGCCGGTCGTCTTGTCCTCAGGCGCTCGAGTAACCAGGCTATAAGCGGCCGCGTTCATCATGCACAGGCCGCGAGCGAGGAAGCCCGGATGGCCTTCGTAGAGCTTGATCGGCCGCGAGGCCTTCATCTTCATCGAAGAGACGCCGTCGGCCGGCGCGGGGTCGATCGCGCGGCCGGTGACGCTGCGCATCTCGCCCTGGGCGTCGTAGAGCGGTATCAGCAGGCGGCCGTGCAGGCGCTGCCGGCGCGTGGTCGGGACGCTGGGCAGCCAGCGTGGCGCGTCCTTGACGGCCTTGGCTGGCAATACCCAGGCGTCGCCGCGTTCGTCGATTTGGGAGGCTTCCAGGCGGCGGAACTGGCACCATTTGAGCCCTTGTTCGTCGTCGGCGACGGCACCGCACAATGCGATCAGCGCCTTCAGTTCCGCCTCCGGCGGGTAAGCCTTCGGCTCGGGCTTAGGGCGGTCGTCGGGTGTCGGCGCCGGTGGAGCGGCCTTCCTGTGCGGTCGCTTGCCCTTTGCGGTGGCATCCTTGCGTGGGTCCACCCAGCCTTCCCGCTCCGCGCGGAAAAAGATCGTGCCCAAGCGAAAATGATGGTCCTTCTCGCCCGGGCGGATCGGCGGCGGCTGCACGAACGACCGCCAGGCGCTCCGGCAGGCGGCCTCCTGGTATTGGTCCGGAGCGCCTTGCGACCAGGAGTCCCATAGCGCAAGGCCTTCGTCGCCAGGCCATTCGCTATGTATCGCCTGGCCGATCTCTATCCAAGGCTCGCGCGCGCAGGCCGGGCCGATGAAGGTCAGCGCCTCGCGGGCGAGCTCGAGCTTGTCAAAGTCTTGTCCCACCGCTCCCCCTGGCTATGCCTGGCAGATCTCGTATAGCTCCGTCGCGTTCACGTCGACGATGTGGCCGAAGCTCGTGACATGATCGGGAAGTAGCATGAAGAGCTTGGCTCTGTTCTCGGGCTCCATCGGATATTTGACGCAGTCTCCACCGACCCGATTCCGGTCGACCTTGAGGGCGCATTTGAGGAGGGTATCTCCGTCGCATAGTGTAATTAAAAAGCAGACGTAAGGGGTCATTCGACTTTCTCCTTTTCTTCCGGGATCGGCAGCGGCGGAAGCGGCTGCCAATGGGTCACGTCGTACAATGGAGTATCCACGTCAAAGATTCTGACCAAGTCACAATCTTTTCTGACGCATAGGGCAGAATTGATGATCGAACCAAACGGAACGCCATCGAAGTTGATGTCCACCCAACCGTCCGGATCGCAGGGGAACCATTCCACGTTGATTGGATGCTTGCAAGCCGGAGACATTACGGCGAAGGAGCCGGACTGCCAATCGCAGGGACTCTCATACCAGAAGCCGATGCGCGGCTCATGGGTCTCGCGGTGGGATGCGCGCGTGGTGAACTGTCCGCGATGCCAGGGCGCTCTTCCATTAGGGATGCGCCACCAGATGGCACCCGGTCGATTGGCCAGATTGGTATCCGGCCATGTCTTGACTTGGCCTGGTACGGCGATCATTGCTCTCCCTCGGCTTTCTTTATAAGAAACTCCACCTCTAGTGTGTGCCGCACATCCGGATGGAAGCCTTGTGAACCCTTCCAGGGGATAGGAACGATCGGGCGCGCATCGCGCACGATGAGGCCATGGGGGCCGAAAAACCACGGCGAATCTGAAGTGTCAGTGCTTCCATCCATGCGAGCGACGGCGATGATGGAGCCGAGCGGATAGGAGTAGCTTAGCCCATACCGAGTCAATCCTTGTTTCACCAACTCTCCGACCGTCGAATTGCCGATGGGCTCATATTCATCACCGTCGTTCAGACATTCTTTTGATTTCGTGGCGTGGATAAAAAACAGCCCTTTATAGCGCGTCCACCAGTTTCGGTTTTCGTGGTCTTTGCCTGCGAATGGAAAAGCGGACGCCCAGGGCTGATGAATGCTTAAGACGGGTGCGGTTACCAGTTCCATGCTAGGCCTCCGCTTCCGGCTGAGCCTGATCGGCCTGCTTGGCTTTGCTGCGCTTGGCGGGCTTCTTGGCTTCTGCCTTGGCGGCTGGCTTTTCAGCCTTCTTGGCAGCCTTGACCTTGGAGGCGGCCTTGGCCAGGTTGGCCTTGCGTTTCTCCATCCTGGTCTCATATTCGGCCGTGGCGTCGGCAATCATTTTCTTTCGGATCTCCGCGTTCGGTACCATCGCTTCGAAAAACACGTCGCGGATGTATCCGGCGCGCCAGTCCTTCTCCAGAACGGCGCAGGCCTGGTAGCCGATGATGCGGACGAGCGTGGCTTCGTCTAAGCTGCAGAGCAGTTCCCAAAGCCGTTGCTGATTTTCGCCTTCCTTGCGGTCGTTGTAATGAGAGGTCGAAAAAGGATTTTCGGCTTTCTCGCCTTCGCCCTTGCCGGTCATGTCGGCGAACCACTCGCAGAGTTCGCCGTCGGCGCGCAAGACGCTGTCGAAGGCGGCCAGGCGCAGCATGGTCGCTCGGTCGGGCTCATGCGATCGGTAGGCCTTGCACTTCGCCTCGCGGGCGGCCGCGTCGCGATTGGCCTGCAGCGACTGGTAGAAACGGTCCGTCTTGGGCGTCGCCGGCGACTCATCCTCGCCGTTGCCGCCTTTTCCGTTGCCCTTCATCTTCGCGCCGGCAAGCGCCGCCTTGGCTTCCACGTCATTCTTGAAGACCAGAAAGATCGCGCCGGTGTCCTGCTCGATGGCCAGCGCCCGCACGAGCGAGTTGCCCTGCAGCACCTCCTGCTTCGCCTTGGAGAGGCTGTCCAGCCGCGTGGCAAATTCACCGCCGACTTTTTTCAACTCCTGCCATGCAGGCTGTCCCGTATATTTCCCGGGCGCCTGATGGGCGATCTTCGCATCCACGATGGCGACCTTCGGCCATCCGGCTTCCCGCAGGTTCCTTCCGATAGTGTCGGCCGCTGCCTTGGCTTTGGATGCCCAGCAGGTCTGATCCAGACAGCGGGCCGACTTATCCAGGTCGGTCATCTCGCTGAACATCCCGAGCTGGGCCTGTGCATCGGTGCGGCGCGGGCAGCTCTCACAATCGGTGCGGTCGAAGGGAGCCTGGGCGAGCCGCAGGCATTGCGCCGCCATGATTTTTCGCAGCCCGGCGGCCGTCAGCCCTTCCGTTTTCCAGCGCATTTCCTGACGGGCAACGGCCAGCAGGTGCTTCTGCGCCTTCGCGCCGTCCAGCCTGGCCAGGACCTCCGCGATGTCGATGTCGAGCTTGCCTTCGTTCACCTCATCCTGCAGGTCGGGGCAGAGGCGGTCGGCCACGCGCGCGCGGCGGCGCACCCAGGAGAGCGACATGCCCGTGCGCTCCGCCAGGCCGGTGTCCGTCTCGCCCTGGCTGAGGGCATCCAGAACCGCCTTGGCTTCTTCCAGCGGCTTGTAGTTCTGGCGGATGGTGTTCTCCATCAGCCGCATCGTGGCAATCTCTTTGTCTCCGACGCGCAGGCCGTCGAAGACCATGGCCGCGATGTCCGTCCAGCCGTTGAGCCGGGCGGCGGCGATGCGGCGGCGACCCCAGATGCAACGGAAATGAGCTTCGTGGCCTTCGGGGGTAACGAGGCAGAGGCCGATGGGCTGCAGAAGACCGTTACGGCGCATCGATTCGGCGAGGCCCTGGATGTCGCCGGAATCGACGCGGAAGTCGTCGCCGTTGCCGATCTGCTCGATCGGGACGCTCACCGCGTGGCCGTGCAATGGGGCGATGACCTCAACCGGCGCGGCGGCGGCTCCGGGCTCGACGTCCTGCGGTTCCTGTGGTTGAGCGAGCTTTGTTTTTCGTGCCATTGGATTTCCTTTCGCTTTGGTTGATGGAAGGCCCGGAAGCGGCCCCAGATCGCTCGATCTCCGCTTCCAGGAAGATAATGTGGTCGTAAACGGCCTGCACGTCCTCGCGGGCCGTCTTGGCCAGCAGGCTGCGCGGCCAGCCCAACGGGAGCAGCTCGATGGCGGCGTTCAGCGCTTCGAGGATGCGCTCGAGGGCCTGGCGGGTGTCGTCGTTCATGCGTCGCTCCGATATGGCTAAATCAGTCTCAACTGCACTTCGTGCTTCGCCGTCAAATTGGCTTCCAGCCTTCGAAACTCCGCCCAGCCCTGGCAGGGGCATGAATAGCGCCGCAAGGAAAAGGCATCAGGTTCGCCCAGGTCCGCCTCGCAGAACGGGCATTGCCGGATGTCGTTCAGCCAGTCCCTGAAGCGGATGCTTCCGATCAGGACGTTGCCCTTCGCCGTAAACTCAACCAGCTTGCCGGCTATCTCGGTGGACTGAGGCAGCATGTCTAGCCCTCCGACATGATTCTTGGATCTGACATCACACACCCGGCTTTCCGACATCGTTGGGATCAACAAATCCCGAAGCGCTTGGTATCTTCCTCGGGCTTATGGGTTCGAGTAATGCAGCCGCGCGGAGCAAGTAATGAGCCGCTTCACGCAGCTCTTCGGCTGCTTTGTTGCGTTCGATACCTTTACGAAGGATGTAGACTCCGGATGGCCAGTCAGGGTCCTTGATGATCCGCGTGAGCTTTCCGATGGCAAAGGTGATCGCGCATTCCGGCAAGTGCCAGGGATGGTTCAGCGCATCCTCGCGGTCCTTGCGGTGCGGTTCATTCGCGGCCTCAATCATCTTGATGATCTGCTGGTTGACGGCCGGATCGCCAGTCATGCCGGTGACGTCGAAGGCCGTCATGATGCCGCCTCCATCCGGGCGTCGAGCGCCCGCTGTTCCTGCTCCTGGCGGCGCAGCTCCTCGTCGATCCGGAACTGCATCAGGTCCGTCATCTTCCGGATGAAGCGCTCCGGGTCCACCTGGCCGACGACCTTCACCTTGAAGCCGCACAGCGGCGTGCGATGGCGCTTGCGTTCAGTCATCGAAGGACCTCCTCTTTTGTGAGAAGAGCACTATCATTGCCGGTATCGCGAACAGGACCAGCCCGAGCAGGTTGACGGCGAGCTGCGCGTCGAGGCCCGGGCCTTCGGCGCCCATCAGGGCGAGGCCGGCGACGGCTAGAATGGTGCCCGCGATGCGCCTGGTCATGAAGCGGACCTATCGGTTTTCAGTATGCTGACATCCGCCAGCGCGGCTATGTAGCCGTCCACGAAGGATTCGATCAGCTTCCGGCTGGGCTTGCTGAGGTCGTGCTCACAGACCACGGTGTAGATTTCTTCGGATCGCGGAGCGACCGCAAAACGAACACCCGCGAAGGCGGCTGCGAGCGTTCTGCATAGATCCTCAGCCCGGGTTCTGCTCATGGCGCTCACCAGGGTCATAGCGTCCCCCTTTCAGGCGTTCTGATTGGCGGCGGGCAGTTCGTCCTTGCCGGGCATCACGCGGCATTTGTTACGGTAGGCGACCAGGTCGTCGAGGTCGTAGCGGATGCTGCGCTCGAAGCGATAGAAGTCCGGGCCGATGTCGCGAGCGCGCCAGGTGTTCATAATGTCCTCTGTGACGCCTAAGAACGCGGCGGCTTCCTTCGTGGTTAACATTTTGCTCTCTGCCATGTGGCGCTCCGTGATACAATAGGTGGTAAGGAAAAACGGTATCAGCTAACAGACGGGAAGGTATTCCAAAAATGGAGATAAAGCAAGAAAAAAGTACCAAATTTGTAGACAGGCTAAAAAAAGCCAGAGAAACGGCAGGGTTAACTCAGGCCAGCCTGGCTTTCGCCTGCAACGTCTCGAAGCAGACTGAATGGCGCTGGGAAACCGGCCAGGCCGAACCGAACGTGCTGCAGTTACATTTGATCGCCTCGACGTGCGGAGTCGGTGCGGGCTGGCTGGTCACCGGAAGCGGCGACATGCTCTACCACGCGGAGCCCTCCGAGCGGGAGCTGAAGGATACGATAGCCTGGCAGGCGAACCGCATCCGGGAGCTCGAAGGCGAGCGGGCCGCCGTCAGAGCGGCTGGCGAATCGGGAACGGCTGCCGACGCGGAGGCAGTCTCACGAGCCGGCCGCGCCGACCGAGCAGCGGTCGGTCGAAAGCGTCGAGCGACTGCACGATAGCGCGCCGGGCGGCGTAGCCCGTATTGCGCTCGAGCAGCCGGTCGAACCAGACCCGCATCTGCCGGTCGTGGAAGGGGCAGTTCTGCGGGTTCCAGATGTACTGAACGATTTGGCTTGACAGCGGCATGATTGCGTTACATCCTATATGCCAAGTATTAATCGCAAGGAGCAACGCCATGATAAACCACCGCTGTGTCATAATATGTCACATGATGGTAACTTTCTTGTTGGGTTGCACGGGTACGGCCGTTTCCGGCGGGGATTGGAATGGCGACGGTGATCGCGCCGGCGGCGACGGCGACGTGGTCTTGGATGGTAGTATCGACGGCGATCCGGCCGCTGACGGCGATGCGGCGCCGGCGGATGGGGATGCGGAGTCGACGGAGGAAGGAAACGATCCGGACGGCGACGCAGCCACCGATGGAGATCCCGAGCCGACCGATGGAGACCAGGCGCAGCCTGACGGCGACGGCGACCAGTTCGACGGGGACGAGACGCCCACGGATGGCGATGAAACGAATCCGGACGGGGATGAAACGATCACCGACGGCGATGAAACGGAAGCCGATGTTGATACGGCCGTCGAGACCTGGCTCGATCCGGAGAGCGGCTTGGAATGGCAGGCCATGCCTGCGCTCGTCCGGGAGCAAGGCGATTGCTACCAGCGCTGTTATCTATCAATGAGCCATGAAGAAGCGGAAGCTTACTGCGGTGGCCTGGGCGACGGCTGGCGGCTGCCCACCATCGACGAGCTGCGCACGCTTGTGACAGGCTGCGACAAGACGACGCCGGAGGGATGGTGCGGGGTCCACGATGATTGCACGGTCTGGGCGGACTGCCGGGGGGAAGTATGCGACGGCTGCGATCCCAATCCGGACAACCCGAGCGGTTGCTTCTGGCCGGAAGCCCTGTCGGTCGTCGACGGCAGCCAGTGCCTTCAGTTCTGGTCTTCGACGCGCGCCACGGCCAGTTGGTGGGTGCTATCCTTCCTGTATGCTTCCATCGAGACCGAGACGGTATGGGCTTATGTGCGCTGTATTCATGGAGAGGCAAACTAATGAGCACTGAGAATTGGGTTATCCGGATGGCCAGCCAGAGCACGCCGGGCGTGGAGTACTCCATCACCTGTACGCTCGAATCTCGGGCCGATGGAATTTATATTTCGATGGCCTGCAACTGCCCTGCCAGCGCCTACCACGAGATCGTCTGCAAGCATGAAAAGGCCGTCCTCGACGGCGAAGTCTCCATGTTGGCAGATCCGAAGGACTCCCAGCTCTTGGCCAGAACAGCCAACTTCTTCTTGCATACGCCGTTCAAGGCCCATTATGATGAGTTTGAAAAGAAGATGGCTGTCCTGCAGAAGGAAGAAAAGCGCATCAAAGATGAAATCGGAAAACAGAAACGCAAGGCCAAGGATGAAATAGGGTCTAAGCTTGCCGGTGGAATTTTAATCGCGAATAAACCATGAAACGACGCCAATGCATAACGGTCTAAAAAGAGATGATGAAGGGTCCTGGGGTTTCGGGCTGCTCTTTATGGTTGTCGGCTACATTCTTGGGGTTGGTACGGAAGGCTGGGGTTGCGCGATCGGTGGAGCGGTTGTTTTTCTCTCTGGTTTTTTCTGCCTTCCGCCACTGTCCAGATGGACGAAAACTTGTACCCCTGAATCCCGCTCGTAATGTCCCGCGTCGTCACGTATCGCAGAGTCTCCACGGAAGAACAGGTCCAGCACGGGCAGTCGCTCGGGGCGCAGCGGGATGCCCTGCGCCGCTGGGCGGAGGCGAACGGCCACGAGCTGCTCGCCGAATTCGGGGACGAAGGCATTTCCGCCTGGGACACGTCGAAGGTCCGCCCGGGCCTGGGCGAGCTGCTCCTGTTCTGCACGCGCAATCCGGTGGACCTGGTGGCCGTCTATTCCTTCGACCGCTTCTCCCGCGACCTGACGCAGGGGCTGCTCACCCGCCGGGAGCTCGAGCGCCATGGCGCACGCGTCGTCTCGATCACCGAGCCTGCCGATCCGCAGGCTCCGGAAGGCAAGCTGCTGATCTCCATCCTGGGGAGCTTTGCACAATTTTTCTCGGACCAGAACAGCGCCAAGACACGTGCATCGCTCAAACACAAGGCGGCCCAGGGCAGGAGCACAGGCGGCGCCGTGCCCTACGGTTATCGTCTGAAGGATGGAGTATACGTCGCGGGCCCGGATAACGAGGTCGCCGCGGTGCGGCGCATCTTCGAGCTGACCGTGGCCAGAGAGATGGGCATAAAGGAGATCGTGAAGGAGCTGAACGCCTCCGGAGTACTCGGAATCAACGGCGCGCGCTGGTCGACGTCCACCGTGGGCAAGATCCTGCTGAACCGTGTCTACGTCGGCGACCGGGTGTGGGGAAAACGCAAGGCGATCCAGACGCCGGGCGGCAAGCGCCGGGTGGCCGCGCCCGAGTCGGAATGGACCGTGGCGCAGGACGCCCACGAGCCGCTGATCCCGCGCGAATGGTTTGAGAGGAGACAAACGATGGCCACGGCGCGTGCCTTCGAGGAACGGAAGAACCGCAAACGGCCGGGTTTCTGGCTGCTCTCCGGGCTGCTGACCTGCGCCCATTGCGGCGGCGGCTATACGGGCCTGCGGATGAAGCGGAGAGGCGTGGACTATCGGCATTACGTCTGCAACACCAGGTTGAAGCAGGGCGCGGCCGGCTGCCAGGCGAAACGCTACCTGAACGCCGACGAGTTGGAAGCGGCCGCGATCGACGCCATCCGTGAGGAAGTGGTCAGACCGGAGCGCCTGGCTGCCATCCGGGAGCGCCTGGAAGCGGCCTGGAAGGAACACCGGAAGGCGAACCGGCCGGAGGCAAACCGCCGGAAGCTCGAGGATGTCCAGCGCCGTTTGGGAAGGCTGCTCAAGGCCGTCGAGGAAGGCGTGGTTGACGGTGATGACGCCCGGGAGCGGATGCGAGCCCTGAAGGCCGACCGGGCGCGTTTAGAGGCCGAATTGATGCGGGCGGGGGAGGGGCGCGCGCCGCTCGATCGGGCGCTGGCCTTCATCCAGGACCTGACCGGCCGCTTCCGGGATACCTTTGATTCGCTGGCTTTCGCCGAACGTCAGGAGCTGATCCGCTCCATTGTCGGCCAGATCGCGATCGACCAGACAAAAGGCGAAATCCTGATCGATTTCAGCATAAAAGAAAAAGGTGAGGAAGGGCTTTCCCTGTCCTCACCTTGGTCTGTATTGGCTCCCCAGGACGGATCGAGGTTTGAACTAGGCCGAAGGCTCATCCGCCTGGCGTTTCTCGCCCGCAGCGCCTGATCAGAACAGGCTGTCATCCGCCTTGCCCACCGCAAGCTTCGCCTCTACATCCTGAACCTGCCCGCCGGAGAGCGGCACGCGCGGGTGGATCCACAGACACTCGGTCCGCGAGCGGTCGAAATCCGAAGCCTGGTTGAAGCGGGTTGTGCCGGCCGCCATGGCGGTGGCTTCCCATTCCAGGCGTCGCCATCCGGATTCCTCCAACGGCCGGTAGACCTCGTGCTCGTAGCCGGAGAGCAGCGCCCGTCCCTTGAGGCTCAGCAGGCGCTTGGTGAGCCGCTCGTGATCGGCCTGAGTCAGCTCGTAGGTGTACTGCCCGGCGGACCTGGTCTCGGGCACGTACGGCGGATCGCAGTACCACAGCGTCTCGGGCGTGTCGAAGGCGTCGAAGACTCGCTCCCAGTCGTTGCGCTCGATGATGACGCCCCGAATGCGCTCGTGGATCTCCGGCAGGGCGTCCAGCGCGCGCAGCGTCGTCACGGTCCCTTTCTCCCCGCCGTGTTTCTCGGGCAGCTTCCCATAGCCCCATGAACGCACGTCGCCGCCGAAGGACTGGCGGACGAGCGTGTAGAAGGCCACGGCCCGTTCGACCACGTCGGTGGACGTCTGCCAGCGATCGCGCATGCGCTCGAAGACGGCGCGGCTATAGGGCTGCAAAACGACCTTGCCGTAAAACTCCGAGAAGCGGTCCTTGTCAGAGAGGCATTCGAAGAGCGCCGTCAGGCCCTCGTTGCGGTCGTTATATATTTCTACGGGATGTCGGGGTTTATTGAGCAAGACGGAAGCTGCGCCGCCGAAGGGCTCGCCGTAAATGATGTCGTTGAAGGGGAGCAGCTTGATGATGCGGTTTGCCAGGCGGGCCTTGCCGCCAAACCAGGGAATGAGCGTTTTCATGATCGTACAGCCTTTTTGTTGTCGCTCGCGGCGCCCTATGCTACCCTCGTTGAGCCCACGTGGGTCGGGGAGCCGCTTGCGCGGTGGCTGCGTGGATCGTTCACGCGGTCGGCGGGGCGGTTGCGACGCCCCGCTTCCTCGCTAATTCAACGTGCATAGTGGACGGCGACGACGCCTCCGACTCCCCCCGCCAGGAGTCCCAGCCCGGCTGAAACCAGGGACCATTGCAGGGTATCCGCCTTGGACGCGCGCAGCGAGCGCTGCAGGCCGGCGATCTCTGCATCCTTGATGCGAATCAGCCCGGCGACGGCCAGCAGGTCGGCCTCCGCCCGCTGCCTGGCGGAGACCAGGGGCGGCTCGATGGCCTTCCGTTGCAGGGCGAGCTTGACCTCGCAGTCCGCCTGACAGACTTTCATGTCGTCGCGCAGCGTCAGGGTCAGGTTCAGCCAGGCCCGGGCGGAGTCGGCCGGCAGGGTGACCGCCTCCGGGCCTGCGGTGATGCCGTCCGGTTTCAAATCGGCCGCGTCCGCGATGGCGGCCGGAAGGGCGGATGGTAGGACCGTTGCCCGGACTTTCGCAGCCGTACGGGCTGCCAGCGCGTTTTTCAGGGCATTCCTGCCGTCCTGGGCCGCTTTGACTTCGGATTCGAGTCGGGCGTTCAGGGCGGCGAGCTCCGCCTGGTGGCGCGCCTCGAGGGCGGCCCGGTCGGCGGCGTTGCGTTGCTCGAGCTCCGCAATCAAGGCGCGCTGGGCGGCGTCGTCGACCGGCGCTTGCAGGGAATGCCATAGATAGGCGTTGCCGGCGAGCGAAAGCGCCAGCAGAATGGAAATAACGATCAGGGCACGGGTCATAGCGCTTCTCCCGGGGGCGGCGCGATCGCGCCGGGCGTTTTGGAGTACCTGGCGTTGACGTGTTGCTCGACCGTGCGTCCGCCGATGGAGACGCCGGCAATGGCGGCGAAGGCCCAGACGATGTCGGCGACCTGCGCCGGCGAGTCGTGGCAGAAGCCCAGCGCCACGGCGCACAGCACGAAGGCCATAAACGTCACGAGCAGCTTGAAGCCGAAGATTTTATGCGCGCATGGCATGTCAAGTTTCCTCATCCGGCGTCATGAAAAGCAATGCTTCGGCCGCGCGGCGACGGACGAGCCCGGGCAGCTCCTGCTGGCCGGCGTGTGTCCAGCGACCGAATTGCCAAGCCGCACGCGCGAAGTCGCCAGCATTCAACAGGCGCAACAGCGTGCTACCGGCGAGAGCTGATAACCCGACATTGAACGCGAAGCAGACCAGCGCCGAAAACTGGTTGATTGAGACGCGGACTTTGACCAGGCTGGCCATGCCCGTTTCGAAGGTGGCCAGGTCCTGGCGAAGCAGCTCCTCCGCCCGGGCGGCATCAATCATCATGCCCGGATGGACGTCGGCGCCTGTGTGGCCGTACCCTATCGTCCAGCGCTGCGCCGGACAGAGGTAGGCTTCCAGGCGGCAACCTTCGAAATCCTTGATGATCCGGATTCCGGCTTCATTGCACTTCATGGCCGCGTCTCCTTTCACTCGCTCAGTACCGATTTCACAGCGCGCTTGATGCGCTCCTCGAGCCCGCCGTTGACGCTGTTTTGTACGGCGCGGATCGCACCCTTGATCTCGGATAGGTCCGAGCAGATGGAGAGCACCTTGTCGGCCGTATCGTGCTCCACACCATCGATGCGGGCGTGAATGCGGCGGTCGGCCTCGCGGACCTCGTCGAAGATCCTGCCCTGATTGTTATGGCACATCAGATTGAAGCGCCGGCCCAGTTCCTCCCATTCATCCTCGCGTCGTTCCCGCGTCGCTTTCTCGGTTGCTCGTCCCTCAGAACGCGAGCGGAAATAGGCGTTGATTCCCAGTCCGGTTGCGCTCGTCAGCAGCGATCCGGCTCCGATCAGAATTCCAATCCAGGTGCTGTCCATGATTACCTCGCCGTCTCGAGAGCGCGTTTTAAGGCCGACGTCGCATTTTCGCGCCACTTCTTCATTGCCACTTTCCTGACCGTGTCGACCAGCGGCCAGACGTGGCGCAGGGCGATCCGCCGCTTGAATAGCCACATCAGCTTGGGCGGCTGCATCGGTCCGAGTCGCCGACCCATGCCCTTCGGCCGCTGCCAGACCGCCATCGCACCGCCCTCCGTCGGACCGATGAAGAAGCGCTTCTTCTTCATCATCGCGGCCGGCCAGGCCGATCGCTTCACGTCCACTGTCTTCTGCGGGCGCGTGCCCATGGGGATGGAGAGCGACTTCGAGCGGCCGAATTTGAGCCCGCCCGTGGCCTGGGTCTTCATGTACGGCCGCGTCGATCCAACGGCCGCCTCGAGGTTGGCCTTCGTCGCCTTCTCGACGCGCATGCCCTTCTCCGTCCAGGGACGGCGGATCGTGAAGACATTCGGCAGGTCGGCGATCAGTTCCTCGCGGGCGTTGAAGGCGGTCATATCGAGCGCCAATTTGATCGCATAGGGGATCTGCTTCCGGCCGGCTTCGTCGAGCTTCCGTACGGTCTTCTCCAGGCCTTCAACGGTGATCTCGATGTCGCCCACGTCAGATCTCCTCGATCTCGATGAAGGTGGGATTGTCGAGCGGGACCGCGCCATAAGTCACGTCCAGGTTGTGCGGGTCCTCGTCGTCGTGGTGCGTCTGCACGTCGATCTTATCGCCGGCGAAGAGGAAGACGTTGGTGGTGCCGTGCAGTACCAGGACGTGGTTATAGGTCTCGGACAGACGCCGCGAGTCGAGCAGCGCGTAATTGTCCCAGTGCTCGTGGGCGGGGCGGTTGTCGTAGCGACGCACCATCAGTTCCGCGCGCTTTCCAGGCGCGATGCCGAACACGTAGACGACGGTCGCCGAAACGCGTACGGTCATATCGCGGTCGGCCGTGAAGACCCAGTTGGCGCCGGTCGTCACGCGGGCGGGGGTCGGATAGTCATGGCCGCGCGGGGAGCTGCTTCCGTTGAAGTTCACCGTCATCCATTCATCGTCGTCGGGGATCTCCTGCTGGGTGGCCAGATAGTAACGGGCCCGCACGCGGCCGCGCAGCTCGAGCGCCTGGTCGTCGCGTCCGACGGGTCCGGACGTCCCGAATTCCGCGCCGAAGGTCGGCCGCACGTTGAAGCTCGTCGCGCGCGTGAAGGTGCCGCCGCCCTGGCTGGTCTGCATATAACCGAAGGTGGCCTGGGCGTTCGAGTTGATGTTACCGTTGAAGGTGACCGCCCCCGTGAACGTGTCGCCGGCGCGGTTCGCTTTCTTGTTGAAGCAGTCCCCGAGCTGGCCATCGCTGCTCTCGTTGGGGGTGATCCCGCAGGCGGTCAGGGCGGAGAGCAGCTCCGCCTGTACCATGTTCATCCACCAGCAGTAGATTTTCGTCGGCAGTTTGCCCAGGCTGATGTTGCGGACGCGAAACCAGCCGACGGTTTTACCGATGGAGCTCGGCTTCGCGGCCGGCGTATCGACGATCTCGTTGGCGTTGCCGAAAATCTTGAACATGGCGACCTCCGATCAGGCGTACAGGTACTCGCAGGCGACGTGCGCCGGCGTGTAGACGGAAAACAGGTTTTCGAGCCGCGTCCGGGCGGACTCCGGGCAGGCGCCCGAAACCAGCCAGATGAAACGCGCGCTGCCGTCCTCGAGCAGGTCCTCGACGAACGATTCCTCCACGCGGGCGGCCTGGCGATACGGACAGGTGATGACGATGGCGGCTCCCAGCTTCTCCGCCAGGAGCACGAAGCGCAGCGGGTTGTTGCCGCCCTTGGCGGTCAGCTTCGCAAAGATCTGCGCGCGCCGAAGCGCCGGGTCGCCGGGGATGTCGAGCAGCTCGTCGGGCAGGCCGACCGTCGTCTCCCAGGCCGGAAGCGCCTCGCCGGCCTGGCGGGGGTCCGCTTCCGTCCAGGCGTCCAGGATGCGGTTATGGATGCGCGCGGGCTCCGCCGACAGGCCCCACAAGAGAGCGTGCAGCAGACGGCCGACGGCGCACATGGCGTCGTAGAACGCACCGCGCGGGCGATGGCGCAGGGCGAGGTCGAGGTAATCGCTATCGGTGGCGCGGCCGGTCTGCATGCTCAACTCCAGGGATCGAAGGTCACCGTCCCCAGGACGTGGACCTCGAGGAAGCCGGTCGTCACGTCGCCGTCCGAGCCGCCGCCGTTGACGTCGAGCAGCCGGTGGGCGATGTGACCGGGGGCCTGCGAGATGGCCTGGCGGATCTGCCAGGCCGTGAGGGTGACGTTCGGACCGCGTTCGTCGGCGATGGCGGCCGCCAGTTCGGCGGTGATGCTCTCCCGCAGAGCCGGTGTATCGTTCGGTAGCGAGAGCGTCACGTCCACTGCCTTCGGCTGCGGTAACAGCACGAAGCAGGTCGCCTCGGACGGTTTGCGGTCCTCGACGTTGCGCGTTTCGTCGCGGTGGTGAATGCTGGCATAAACATCCGCCGTATAAAGGCAGAGTAGACAGACCTCTTCGGCCGTTGTGAGCGCCGGCGAGGGCGCGGCAGGAAAAACGATTTTCCATTCGTCGTCGTCGTCGCGCAGCCCGTCGTCGTCGAGGTGCGATGTGGCACAGCCGAGCGGATTGGCCAGATCGTGTATCAACGCGCCACCCGCGAACCATCCGGCCTCCGGGGTGCGGCCCAGCATGGTCTCCAGAACGTCTTTATCGATCTTCGCGTAATATCCGTCCTCATCCTCGCCGACCTCGGACAGGACCAGGCTATAGGCGCCGCCGCCGTCGGGGATCGGTCCGTCGAAGGCGTCGCGCGTGACGAACAGAACCGTCGCGTAGCCCGGCTCCGGGTAGGAGCGCAGACACCAGGCGCGCTGCACGGCGGTGGTTTCCTCCGCCCAGCGGATGTAGTCGAGCGGCGCGCCGCCGGAGGGCGGATAGGCGATGCGGAAGAGGATGCGCTCTTTAAGGTCCGCATCCAATTCTGCGTTGGAACCTGCGACCTCGCCGCCTTCCGCGATGACGGCCTCGCTGTCCAGCCCGGCGACGGGAGACGTGAAGATCAGCGGCGTGCCGGCCTCCGCATTGCCGTCGGCGCCGGCGAGCACGGCCTGAACATCAACGTCCACATAGAACACGTCGTCATGGGCCTGGGTGATCCAGGGATCGTCGCCTGCCAGCACTCGGTACTGCACGCCGTCGGAACGCTGCAGGGTGCGGCCGACGGGTACCTCGACGCCTTCGTTGCCGGAGATGCGGGCGCGCCGGCGGGCGAAGGTGGCCGCCTTGCGCGGCGTGTCCCATAGTTCGCCCCAGCGGCTCAGGTTGTCGCCGCCGGCCGTCTGGACGAAGAACTGATCGACGGCGAAGTCGAGGTACTCGTAAATCAGGTACGCCACGCCGGCCATGACGACGGCCAGCATGGGCGTGAAGATGCGCAGCACGGAGAGCGCGCGCCGGGTGAGCGCCCCCTCGACGCCGGCGATGCGCGCGTTCAGGTCGCCGGAGATCCGGTCCACCAGCTCCTGCATGGTGGGGCGCTGGAAACCGCTTTTAGTCGTGATAGGCACGGTACACCTCCCAGAAGTCGGCGCACTTCAGCAGGATGCCGCCGCCCGCCTTGTGTTTGATCTCGAGCGCGACGGCGATCGCGCCGCCCTGGCCGCGCGCCGCGACGACGGAGACGTCCGTGGCTAGGCCGGCTTCCAGCATCCATTTCAGCGCCTCGCGGGCGTACATCTCGACGCGCGCCGGGTTGCCGGATTCGTCCTTGCTGCGGGACATCAGCCAGAGCAGGCTTCCGCGCGGACGGGCATCGGCCGCGAAAAGAGTCCAGATGCGGTAGGCGTCCGCCCACCAGCCGCGCCGGTCGCCGTCGGGAACCGGCAGCCGGGCGTCCTTCGGCGCGCGCGCATCGGTGAACAGGCTCATGAGCGTGGCGAGGTAGAGCAGGCCTTCCTCGCCGTACTCCATCGCCAGAACGAGAGGATCGATGGAATCCGGCCAGGGACGGCCCTCGAAGCCCACCAGGAACGGCCATTCGCGGGTATCGTAGGCGGGCACGCCGGATGGGAGCGGGGGAGGGAGGGGCGTCTCGTCCCAGGTCACGCCGCCCCACGGTCCCTCCCCCCAGATCTCATCACCCCATCCGGTCAAAGATGCCTCCTTCGGTTACGCCAGGTCGGGCGGTGCAATCATCCGCATCACGAAGTTGTTCATCTCGGAACTTGTGTTGGTGTCCAGCGTGACGCCGTGGTACTCGACGAAAAGCGCGCCGGTTTCATCTCCGCCGCTGGCGAAGGTGACGATGCCGACGGGATCGCTGCCACCCCACCACATGGCCGACGGAAGGATGTAAGGCACCTTGAAATCGATGTCGCGGGATTCGCCCGGGTCGAGGCTGAGGCAGTCCACCAGTCCGGCGTTAGCCATCAGGCCGGCCAGGTTGGCGCGCGCGTTCGAGTAGTAGGTTTCGTCCACCTTGAGCTTAATTTCGCCGATGTTATTGGCGCCGACATATTTTTTCGGCGCGGCGACGTAGACGGACTGCAGGAGGCTGATGCCAGATCCGGCGGCCATCTGCATCATGGACTGACTGGATACGACGAAGTTCGGCTTGGGGTTGGCGTTCTCGGGCTGATAGGCGCTCTCGTTGCCGCTGTCGAGTGGGATGTTGCTGAAGACGGCCACGTTGACCTTGCCGGAGGACCCTCCGATACGGCGGACGCGCATGCCGGTGATGACGATGGGGAACATGGCCTCCACCGAGAAGAGCGCAGAGACGGGGCGGGCCACACCGTTGTTGCTCTCGACCGCATCCGTCGTCTCGAGTCCGAGGCCGACCCCGCCCGTGAACGGGTAGTCCGAGCACGTCTCGGTCAGCAGGTGCGTGCCGTCGGGCGCGGTCGGATCGCCGGACTCGTCGACGACCGTTGTCGAGTACTCCAGGTCGAACCAATACAGCCTGGCCAGGGCGAGCGCCGCGGCCTCTTCGGCGGTCGTGGCGTTGGCGATGTCGGTGGCCGTCGGGCAGTTGTCCGCCAGGAAGTCCTCGATCTCGGAGAGACGCGTCGACGCGGCCGTATAGGTCAGGTCGGCGTGGATCTCGCCGTCGCTCTCCGCGAAGACGAGCGTGATCTTGTCCGCGCCGCCGGCGAGCATGGTCCGCTCGATGGCGTCGGTGTCGCCCCAGGTGCCGGATTCGGCCGACACGGCGAATAGCGCGTCGAGATCCTCGTCGGCCTCGATGTAGTTCTTGATGTCGGCGACCGCGACCTCGCTTTCGCCGCTTACGCCGATCAGGAGCGTGACGAGGGTGAACTTCCCGAAGACCTCGATGGCGTGCGAGATCTCGGTGGTCCCCGCCACGGATTCCATCGCCACGCCGATGCGGTTGCCCTTCGCGCCTTCGTGCCCGCTGCCGTCCTTCACGGTCAGCGTCATGGCGAAGGAGCTGACGGCCAAGGCGATGAAGGCGTTGGCGGGCGTGTTGCCGCTGGCCAGCGAGAGCTTCACCAGGTTGCCGGGCTCGCCGCCGATGCGCTGGCGGAAGCTGCAATCGAGCGTGGCGGGCCCGCCGTTCACGGCCGACGGGTTCAGCGCCGCCTTCGGCTCGCCCTGCAGCATGGCCAGCGTCGAAGCCGTCCAGCCCGCGCCGTAGAGCGCGCGCGTGTCCATGTAGTCCTTGACCACGCCGTTGACTTTCGCCGATCCGGCATCCGTGATCTTCAGCTTGTTGTTGTTGAACGTAAGTTCCATCGAATCCTCCTTCTGCTTAGAGTCCGTCTCCGAAGGCGTCCTCTTCATCGGAGACGAATTCCTCCGCCGGGGGCGCCTGCACCTTGAATTCCTCGTTCACTATGAATCCGATCCGGCGGACCTCCGCCAGGCCGGCCGTCTGCGCTTCCCGGATGCGGTCGAGCCGGGAGCCCAGCTCCGCCATCGTCGCCGTTCCGAGCTCCGCCGTGATAGTCAGCATCGTTCCTCCGATCAGCAGCCAGTCGCCGTCGTAATAGGCCAGCTCCGCGCACTCGCGGTCCGTCAGGGATAGCGTCTCCAGGCCGTGAATGGTGACGCCTTCCGGAGCGGCGATCTCCACGTCTCCGTTACGGGCGACGACGCGCGCCTTGGCGAATCCGTCCTCCGCCACGGCCGGCAGCGTCAGGGCAAGCGAACGCCCGAGCTGGGCCACGCTCTCCGCGTCGGCCAGGACGATCCGGCCGGCCGCCAGGTCGGCCAGCGTCAGCGCCGTATCGCCCGTGACGACCTGGAAGCCCTCCTGGGGCTGCGCCGACGGCCGCGCCGGCGTCAGGATCGCCACGCCCCGGTTGAAGGCGTGGGCGACGATGACCGGCGCGTCGCCGAAGACGACCGTGCCCGCCGTTTCGCCCAGCGCGATCGGCGCGGGATAGGCCTCCGGCTCGTCGCCGCCGATGGCTAGGCCCGTCGCGATGCCGGGCCCAAAGGCGACCGCCACGTCGCCGCCGTCCGCCACGGCTTTCCGATAGACGGGATCGCCCAGGACGAAGCCGATGAAGGCCAGCGCCGGATCGGCCAGAGCGTACAGATCGCGGGTGGCCTTGACGACGCGCGGCCGGATCTGGCCGGCGGGCAGCTCCGCGAGCATGACGGCCGTGCCGGGATCGAGCGTGGCCCCGCTGGCGTTCGCGCACAGCCAGACGCCGCCCCGTCCGGAGACGTTCACCACCTTGCGCAGGCCCGCGCCGACCTCCGCCGCCCAGCCGCGCGCGCCTTCCTCCATCGTCTCGCCGGCGGCCGGGATGCGCGTCTCCAGGAAGTAAGTGTAGAAGCCGATGTAGGCCATCGCGCGACGCTCGCCGGCGGCGCCCTTGTTGACGATCAGCCTCACGAGATAGGTGCCGTCCAGGTCGGGCGTGAAGTGCGGCGTGGGGGCCGTGGGGCTGTCCAGGACGGCCTGGCTTCCCTCCGGGATGTCGAGCAGCATCCATTCGTAGGTGGTGATCGTGCCCACGGAGAACGTCGAAAGTCGGACCTGCTGTCCGAGCAGCTCGTTGGCAACTTCCACGTTGCCGGGCGTATGGACCGTGTCACCGAGCTTGAATTGGATGGCCAGGCCTGCCATGATTACTCCGTCTTCGCCTTCGTTGAGAGTCCGGCCAGCTCCCAATTGGGAGGGAAAGCTTCCGAGCAATCCAGATAGGTCGGGACGCCCACGGCATTTACGTACTTGCACTTGGCCACTTCGGCCTTGATCAAGGCCGCGATGGTCTGTTTGACCACTTTGATGCTCGATGTCGCGCTGCCCAGCAGGATCTCCGGCGCGGCCACGACGGCCTTTTTCGTCGTCTCCGCCGTAATGCCGTCGTCGGTAAGCTTCACGGTCTGACCGCGATTGTCGTACATGGCCGTGTCGCCCGGCTTCATGCCGGTCGGGCGCGTGGCCGGATCGTTGACCACGATGCAGATGGTGTGCGAGCGGCCCCCGCCGCCGATGGAGAGAAGCAGCGCCTCCGCGTCGGCAAGAGGGACGCTCGTAAATCCGTATTGCTGGAAGCGCTCGACGTCGTCTTGGATTTCATCCTCGAGCACGCCCACCTGCAGGCGCTGGGTCTTCAGCTCGTCCTTGACCAGCGTCACGAAGCCGCGCGCCACGATGCCCAGCAGGTGGCGCTTCAGGCGCTGCAATTCGGGGGCGACGATGGCGATGATGTCTTCGCGCCTCATTACTGAAGCTCCTTCCAATAACCGCAGACGGTCTTTTTTTTGAGCGGGGCGAGCAGCATGAAGCCATCGGCCGGGGCGAGCTTCAGCTCGGTGATCGTGCCCTCGTTCGATTGCTGGTAGGTGACCTCGACGATCAGCAGATCGTCGTCGACGCCGATAATGGAATCCGTCACGTGGGTGAGGGTGTTCGGCGTCCAGAGCGTTCCGTCCGACTGCGTCCAGCCCTGAACGCGAACGTTCACTTCGACCGACTTTCCCGCGCGCGTGGCGGCTTCCCACGTCGCGCGATCGCCGCAGCGCTTGCTGTCCGCTTGCTCTTCGGCCAGAACGACCAGGATGCGCGGGCGCTCGATGGCGGGGTCCGTCGCCACGCCCTTCGACTTGGAGACCTTCGGGCCGTGGTTCTGGTCGTCGCCGGCGCGCTGGCCATAGCAGCGGTACTCGGAGAAGCGCCCGGCGGCTCCGAAGCGAGCCGAACAGGAGAGCATGTTCTGACCCAGGACCAGGCTATCCGTCGCGCGCAACGAGCCCGCACGGGTCAATACCAGACGTCCCTGCGGATCGTCCGTCAACAGCAGGCCACGCCCCCTGCAGAGGCGCTCGATGGACTCGTAGATCGTCTCCCCGATCTCGACCACGTGCTTGGCGGCCGGATCGCCCGTGTCCACTTCCGCGAGCACCTGGATGCCGTATGGTTGGCAGAGCACGGCGGCGATGGCCTCCACCTTCTGCTTCGTCCACTGCCCGGGTGCGACGGCGGCCGAGCAGTCCACGATGTCCTCCGTCTTGGAACGGCCGGCCACGGGGATCTCGTGCGAGCCGGCGTCGTGGCTCGGGTTGATCTCGTCGATGAATCCGGTGATGACCAGCGTCTCATCGATGTAGATCTCGCAGGCCGCTCCCACGCGCATCTTGAAATCGCTTCGAGTGGCCGGATCGTGCATCGTCGAGGCGAAGCCGAAGGACGAGCAGGCGTTCTCCAGACTGCGGGTAATGGAGACGGACTCCCAGCCCGTGTACTCCTTGCCCCCGACGCGCAGCTTGGCGACGTGGGCGGTCATTGCGTCAGCACCTTCAGCGTCTGGTGAACGATGAAGCCCGGATGCTCGATGCGGTTGCGGGCGAGGATCTCATCCGCGCGCGTGGCGTCGCCGTAATAGCGCTGGGCCAGCTCGAGCGTGGAGACGAAGTGCGGCGTCTCGACATCGGTCAGCCGGGCGAGGTTGCCGGCGCGGTTGGACAGGTAGTGGAACGTCTTGCCGGCGAGCTGGGGCTCGCCCGCGCGGATGAGCTTGCCGACCAGGTTGTCGCGGACGGCCGTGACTTCGTCGTAAGACGTGAAGGTCGCCGTGGCCACGGCCTTCGCCGCCGTTCCGAGGTAGGTCTTCTGGAAAAACTTATTGAGGGCGAAGTCGTTCTTCTGCCGGGTCCGCTCGGTCGGCGCCGTCTCGGTGATGACGGGATCGTAGGGCTCGCCGTCGTAGGCGTTGGAGAGCGAAAGCAGCGAGTCCACCGAGCCGATCAGACCGATAAAGCCCTGCACGTCCGCCAGATGATCCTCGGAGAACGACGACGAGCCGTTGTTGGGGACGAACTGGTCGATCAGGCTCGACCAGGCGTCCGCCACGCCTTCCACGGCGCTTTCGATGCGCTTCATGGCCAGGCCGATTTCGCCCTTCACCTTGTTGATGGCGGCGTTCAAAATCTTCGCAGGTTGCCCCGCCAGGGCAATGCCGTCGGCCAGCGCCTTGGAGGCGTCGGAGAGCATCCCCAGGGCTTCGGAGAGCAGCGACTCGCCGGTGTCCGTGTCCGACTCGATCAGCTTCGCCGGGTCGCCCGCAACGGTGAACGTCATAGCAAAGACAGCCATGCGGCCGTCGGTCATGATCTCTTTTTTACTCCACGGTCCACAGACGACTTCGACCTCTCCCATGTAGGGATCGATCAGCGTTCCCGGGCCATCCTGGCGCAGGGCGGCGATCAGGGCGTCGCGTTTGGAAAAGTAGCTATTCCCACCGACAAAGCCGTTAATGGAGAATTCCTCCATCGTCGGTCCCATCGACTCCACCCATCCGACCGGGCGCATCGGATAGTCATGCTTGGCGTTGCGGTGATCTCCGGAAAGATCGGAGTCGAAGACCTCGAAGGGGACGCCGCGGAAGGACGCGGGCTTGAGCTGGTCGCGCCAGTTACTTCCGCCTAGGCCGATCAGGCCATTGAGTTTGTCGACGGCGGAACCGATGTCGCTGCCGAAGCCCATCAGGTTCCTCCGTAGGCGAAGGAGCGCCGGCCGACGTTGGTGAAGATGCTAATGTTCCTGTTGTCGCCTTTCACTTTGTCCACGCTCACGCGCGGGCCGTCCGACTCCACCTTGATTCGCATCTCGCCGGCGAAACTGCTTTGTGCGCCTCCGGGCGCGGCGGCGCGCGGCATGGCGGAAGGAACCGGCGGGGCGTAAGGCGAAGGCGCGGATGCGGAGGTCTGAGCGGTCGGGCCGATCGGGCTCGCGGCGGATATCTTGCCGCCGGTGATTCCGAGCCAACGGCCGACCGCCTCGATGGGCGCTTTGATATAACCCCATACTGTCTCGATGTAAGTCCAGAGCGAATCGAAGACGCGTTTCACGCCGCCAAAGGCGCGGTCGAGATCTCCGGTGAAGACACCCGCGACGAAGTCCACCAGGCCACCAAAGATGCCGCTGACCGTCTGCCACCAGAGGCCCAGATAATCCAGAACCGGCTGCATGGCCGCCTTGATCCCATCCACTGCCTTCCAGAACGTCTCGGAAACGCCAGCCCAGAGGTTGACGAACCACGCCTTGATGGGGTCCCAGTACTTATAAATCACGTACACCAGACCGGCCACAACGGCGATGATGGCCGCGATGATCAGGATGATGGGGTTGGCCGCCAGGAAGGCGCCCGCCGTGCCGACGGCCTTGGCGACCAGGAGGATGGCGGGTATCAGCACCTTGGTGAAGACGCCGCCCAGCAGTCTGACGGCGAGGGGCAGCATCTTGCCGAGCAGGCCGAGCAGTGGTTTTCCGACGAACCATAGCAGCTTCAGAACCTCGACGCCGAGCCCGAGCGCCGGCTTCAGGACGCCGCTGAATATGGATGCCAGCAGAATGGTGGTATTCCCCCAGCCGCCCATCCATCCTGCGACCTGTTTCACGACGACGACGATCTGTGCCAGACCGGTCCTGACCGCATCCCAATCGATATTCTTAACTGCCGTCACGACGCCTTCAATGAATTGCTGAACGCGCGTGGCGATCAATTGACGGTTGGCGATGATCCAGTCCGTCAAACGTTGAATGAGCGGGATCAGAATGGGAATGACCTTGGAGCCGATGGCGTTTCCAACACCCACCATCGAGCGCTTCAGGTTGATCATCGCATCGTCCGCTTCTGCGGCGGCGGCGGCTTCTTCCTCGGTAATGAGGCCGTATTTACGAGCCTCTTCTCTTAGCGCAGCAAGCCCAGCCGCACCGTTCTTGGCCATGTTCGCCATCTTGGAATTATTGAACGCAGCCTGGGCGAGAGCCGCGCGACGGGCCGGGTCCGGAATCTTGGAGATGGCGGCGACCATGATATCGAAGGCCGCGCCGGTGTCCTTCGCGGCGAGCATCTGCCTGCGCAGGTTGGGCGACACTTTTCCGAGAAAGGAGCTCAGCTTTCCCGTGCCCGCTCGCAACTGACCCATGTTCTTGTTCAGCGTGGTCAGGCCCTGGTCGAAGTCCTTGACGTCCAGATCGCTCCGTTCGGCGGCGAAGCGGAGTTCCTGAAGCGCTTCGACACCGATGCCGACGCGCTGGGCGAATTCACTTAGGTCGTCTCCGGATTTGATGATGTTCCTGAACGAGAAACCAGCAAAGCCCCCGAGGATGCCGCCGATTTTCGCCAAGGTCATTCCGAACCTGCCGACGCGGGCAAATGTGTCTCCGAGACATTTGATGCGCGTGCCGACTCGGTCTGCGATCGCGCGGGCGTGGCTGAGCGCCGGTCCGAGTTTGGAACGGATCGTTCCCGCCGCGCGCACGACGGGGGTGCTCAGCAGGTCCTTGGCCTTGATGATGGCTTTTACAACTAGGGAGTCGGCCATCGCTTATACAATCCGTTCGTCCGTTCGATCCAGTTGCGCATTTCGTCGGCCGTCAGTCCGTACAGGACCTCGGGCGGCCAGCCGTACAGGTAGGCGAACTCGGTCAGCCATTCATACCAGTTGCGAGGGAACCCGCTGCGGACGAGATCGCAGAGACGGCCATGGCGTTGGCCTTGGCGTCCTCGATGGCCTTCTTCGTCGCCGTCCCGAAAAAACTCTCATAGCCTTCCCGAATCCGGCAGAAGTCCTCGATGCCGATCCGCTCCGCCGCTTCCGGGAGCAGGCCGGCCAGGCGCGCGATCAGCCGCAGGTCCGCCTCGATCTGCCCATCCCGCGCGGCCGACTCGAGGGACGAGAGGTCGCCCGCGTTGGGCTTCCGGAAGTACAGGACCTCGATCTTTTGCCCGCCATCGATGATGGGCTCGCTGAGCTGGTATTCCGCGACTGCCTTGTCCTTCGGTGTCAATACCGTCACGTGTGCCATCCGTGCCATTTTCAATCCTCCTTAAAGTTCCTGGCCGTTGTCCGGACCCGATGAAAATTCAACGGGCACCTTGCCCTCCGACACATCGATCTCCGGGTCGCCCGTGAAGGCGGCTTCCGAAACGACGTAGGTGGTGCCGTTCGCGGCGGAGAGTTGCACCGTGGCGTTGGTCACCTCGGTGATGTCCTTCGTCTTCAGCTTCGGATCGCACTTCACCTCGCCTTTGACGAAGGTATTGGTGAGCGTCTCTTTGTAGTAGTTCGTGCCCGGGATCATCTCCCGCTTCTTGCCGGAGACGTTGACGGTGAAGGACCCGTCGCCGACGGTGTATTTCTTGCCGTCCACATCCAGGCTGAGCGTCCCTGCGATTCGTTCCGACATTGCCAGCTCCTTTCAATCAAAACCGAGTGGCGGCCTGGCGGGCCGCCACTCGGAATGAGGCCTAGGCCGCCTCGTCGAATACCAGGTAGAACTTGTTTTTGAAGGCGATGGTATCCAGGCCGTTGACCAGGATCGGATTCGCCTCGATGCAGACGCGCCGTGGATTGAGGGTGTCGATCTCCACGACCAACCGGTCAACGTAGACCTTCAGGTTGCAGACGATCAGCAGCTTCTGCAGTTTATCGTAGGCCGCCGCCAGCGCGCCTTTGAGGTCCTTCGGGGTGACCGCCGCATGTCCCTGGGGGATCGGCGTGCCGTCGGGCACGACCTTCACGCGCGGGTACTTGCTCATAACCCACGCGCGGTTGAATTCGTTGAAGGCTTGGATCGTGTAGCGCGTGGTCACGTCCAGGTAGGAGTTGTCCGGATCGCCCGAGGGATTCACCTGGTAGGTAGTGATCACCTTGCTCAGTTGCACGAAGCCATCGCTGCCGACGTTCAGCGGGCTGATGCCGTCGTACAGCAGCGTGTTGTTCTCCATCTTGTCGAAACGGTCGTCGACGGCCGGCGGAAGCACGTAGCGCACGGGCAGCGTATGCAGCGGGCGCGCCGGATCGATTTCCAGCGAAGCGACGGCCACGGCCGTGCAGGCGGCCAGGATTTCTTCGATGGGGGTCGGGCTTTTGTCGTTGCCGAAGACGGTATTCGCCGGATCGTTGCGGGAGTTGCCGAAGGTTCCAAGGTTGGAAACGGTCTCCTTCTTGGACGACCAGGCGTGGCCGTATAGCTGCTCCATCGGGCCCCAACGATCATCCATCTCGGTGGCCAGCTTGTTGAGGTTCGAGGGATCGGCGAAGGGATTGATGACGGCGAAGTACTTCGTGGAGCCGAGCGCCGCGATGACGTTCGCGATGTCCGGATCGCCGTCGCCGTGGGCCATGGCCGTGATCGAGAGCGCGACGCCGGAGGGGGTCTTCTCGCCGCCCAGCTCGCCGTAATAGTTCGCGCGGATGTCGATGCCGTTGCCGAGCGTGCCCTTGTGTTTGGCGGTGATGTCGACGACCGTCGGCGTCGCGATGGCGACTGCGGCGAAGACGGCCAGGTCGTTGCTGATCGGCTTGACCTTGTCGGTCGCCGTCAGCGTGATCGAACTGCCGGTGGCCTGGAAAATCGTGCCCACCAGGTTGTTGGGCGCGCCGTCCGTCGTGAAGGTCACCTCCGCCCGGGCGGTGATCTCGTACCAGACACCCGCTGTCAGATGGCCGGAGTTGAGCTCGTCCCCGTAATCGTTGATCGCCTCTTTGATCGCCGTGGCGATCTCCGCCGCCGTGTCCTCGTTGGTGATGCCGACCGCGCGATGGCCGGCGGGCAGGCTCGCCCCGAGGTACAGATGCAGCGTGCCGCTGCCCGTGGCCGGACCTGTAATGGCGATGCTGCCCGTCGCCCGCACGCCGGCGGGCAGGTCGTCGACGGCGATGGCGTACAGTTCCGAGGTCTTGTTGCCGTACAAGAAGCCGCGGATCTGCCGGTGCAGCATGGACCCCTTGCCGAAGGCGTCCTTGACCTGCTGTTCGGACCTCATCAGGGCGGAAGTCGCTTCGGCGGCGACCAGGCCGGTGGGAAGGCGCTGGCCGATGATGATCGTGCGGTTGCCGCCGCTCGCTCCGGTATTGGCGCCCGTGTTGTCCACTTCGGCCAGCCAACCGGGTTCTCTCCAGTTGGTTGGAATTTGATTGAAGGAAATCGGCGACATCGCTTTACCCTTTCGCTAGGCGTTTAGGTTTCGGCTCGCAGCGCAGTGGACCGCCTGCCTGCAGCCGGCTTGGCTTCCGGATCGGCGGGCGGCGTCGCCCGAAGGAGATCGCCATCGCGCATCCGGCGCATGATGTACTGCGACGGAATGACCCATTCGCCGTCGGCTTTGATATGCGGGGCTCCTGGCTTGTCCGCGTTGCGAACGAGCACCTTCTCTTTCGGTTTGACGAAAATCTTCTCGCTCATCGTTCAGGCTCCTTCCCCATCGGTTAAATCGACGTCGATCTCCGCAACCGTATGACCCTTGTGCTTGACGGTCATGACGATGGATTCGAGGTCGTTTTCAAAGGTAAAGTCATATTCTTTGATGTATTTGCCGGTCAGCTTGATCTGCGCGCCGGCCATGCGCTCGCGACCCTCGATGGAGAGGTCCGTATCGAAGGTGTAGCGAGTGATCTTGAAACGGGAGGCGAGCTGGTGATCGGTCATCACCGCGTCCAGGCAGGCAGCGATCAGCGCGGTTAAGTGGTCGGCCAGGGCGGCATCCGTATCCGCCCGATCGAAGGCGTCGATGCTGACCGTCAGCTCCGCATCGAAGTGGTTGGCGTTGCCCGCCTTGCTTTCCCCACTTCCCGAAAGCGTGTAGACATTGACGGCGGGCAGATCGTCCTCGTCGTGGGGAATTACCTTCGATTCGTTTATGCGGCCTTCGGACACGCCCTTGGCGACCAGGCGGGCGACGATCAGCTTGCGGATGTCGTCGAAGTAGCTCATCGTCGCCTCTTCATCGCGATCAGCTTCGCCCCGCCCTCGCCATCCGGCTCGACCTTCGTCACTTCGTAGGCGTCGTCGTTCTCGCGGGTGATCGTGTCGCCCTGCTTGGGCCTGAACGACAGCGCGTCGAGCTGGATATCGAAGACGGTGGCCGTGCTCTGGATGGCCGCTTCAGCGTTCACTTCGACCAACTGGTAGCGTTCGGTGAAGATCGCCTGGATCTGTACCGAGTTCTGGCCGGGCTGCTCGTAGGTCACCGTTTCGGCAAAGACCTTCTGCATGGCGTCCGATACGAGCGTTTTAGCGGTGTCCCAGAGCGTCATTCCATACCTCAAAATATGCGCGTTGACCGTCTATCCGGCGCGGTCTTTCCGTCTCGTTCGAGATAGCTGCCGGGGGACGCGCGGCTCCCTCCTGGGGGGTATTCCCCTGCATGGTTGCGGTCCGAAGACCGACTTGGTTCATTGCCAAAGGCCCGTTGGTGTGGCACCCACCTTTCCGGGACGGGCGGCTCCGGCTGGGGAGGAGTCGGTTTACGGGTTGCGGTACGGTTGAATCGTCCAGTCCACCTTCGTCGTGTCCGTACCTCCGGGGGCCGTAGCGATGTTGATGGTGAAGCCCGTATTGGCCTTGGACGAATACCAGGGAGCCTCCGAACCGACCGCCGATCCGGTCAACGCTCCCTGCGTCAACTGGATGCTGTAGTTGGCATCGGCCAGCGGCGTGACGAACGTCACGGCCTTCGTCGTTTCAACGCCAGTGAGCGTCGCTTCGCCGGCCAACGGGAACGTGGCGGTTTCCAGAGCGGTCAGGCGAGCCTGGGCGGTCAGACCGATCAGGCGCAGGAACCGGCCCGCGCCCGCCCCGACGGCCGTCGGAACTACCGTGTCCGTGTCGTCGCCGGCCGCTTCGGACGCGCTGCTGTAGCGGTAGAGGCCCAGCGTGGCGCAGAGGTACAGCGCCCCGTTCTGCAGGTTCGCTTCCGCCACGGCCTTCAGGGCGGCCAGGTCGGCCACGGGCAGCGCGATGCGCGCGATCAGCGTGGAGAGGTCCGCCTTCAGGAGCAGGGCGGCCGCCAGCTCGGTCAGGTCCGCGTTGGCGTGGGTGTGCGCCCGGGCAGCCGGGGCGATCCGCAGGAAGCGCCCCGCGCCCGCCCCGACGGCCGTCGGAACTACCGTGTCCGTGTCGTCGCCGGCCGCTTCGGACGCGCTGCTGTAGCGGTAGAGGCCCAGCGTGGCGCAGAGGTACAGCGCCCCGTTCTGCAGGTTCGCTTCCGCCACGGCCTTCAGGGCGGCCAGGTCGGCCACGGGCAGCGCGATGCGCGCGATCAGCGTGGAGAGGTCCGCCTTCAGGAGCAGGGCGGCCGCCAGCTCGGTCAGGTCCGCGTTGACGTGCTGATGCGCCCGGGCGGCCGGAGCGATCCGCAGGAAACGGCCCGCGCCCGCCCCGACGGCCGTCGGAACAACCGTGTCCGTGTCGTCGCCGGCCGCTTCGGACGCGCTGGCGTAGCGGTAGAGGCCCAGCGTGGCGCAGAGGTACAGAGCGCCGTTCTGCAGGTTCGCCTCCGCCACGGCCTTCAGGGCGGCCAGGTCGGCCACGGGCAGCGCGATGCGCGCGATCAGCGTGGAGAGGTCCGCCTTCAGGAGCAGGGCGGCCGCCAGCTCGGTCAGGTCCGCGTTGACGTGCTGATGCGCCCGGGCGGCCGGAGCGATCCGCAGGAAACGGCCCGCGCCCGCCCCGACGGCCGTCGGAACAACCGTGTCCGTGTCGTCGCCGGCCGCTTCGGACGCGCTGGCGTAGCGGTAGAGGCCCAGCGTGGCGCAGAGGTACAGAGCGCCGTTCTGCAGGTTCGCCTCCGCCACGGCCTTCAGGGCGGCCAGGTCGGCCACGGGCAGCGCGATGCGCGCGATCAGCGTGGAGAGGTCCGCTTTGCCGGTCAGCTCCAGGTCGTTCACGCTGGCCGGGAGCACGGTCACGCCCACATCCGTCGCCTCTTCGGCGGCCTCTTCGTAGGTCGTACCGATGGGCAGCTTGCTGTTGTCGTCGGTCACTTCGCCGGCAACCTCGTCCCAGTATGCACTGACGCCGTCGTCGAACGCGACCTCGTCGGACTTCGGCAGCCGGAAGCGACCGGCGACGACGAGGGTGAAAGACTCGCCTTCGAGGGCGGTCTGGTTGGGGATTCCGAACGTGTCGCCGATCACGATCGGCACGCCGGAGGTAACGCCTCCTTCAGGGGCGACGGCGGTTCGTTCCTGCCAGTCGCCTTCGTAGTTCTTCATATCAGCCTCCTTGCAAAGTGATGGTTCAGCACGGCGCCGGGGAGCCGTGCGGGTTCGTTACGCCGCGTTGATGTACGCGCCGCGCCAGTCCACCAGGCCCACGCCGAAGTCGATCCAGACGCCATACTTGACGCCCACCATGCGGTTGGACTCGAGCTGCTCGACGTTCGGATTGTCCTGGCCGTTCAGGTAGGCGTACTCGATCACGGGCGCGCGCATCGGGTTGGCGAAGGCGTACCAAGCCGCCTGAGCCACGCGGGAGTCGGCCACGATCTCCAGCTCCTGGAAGAAGGTCTTCGGCACGGTGGTCTCCGCCGTGGCGGCCGTGATCGCGCCGAAGATGATTTGGTGGGCCTTCAGGCGGTAGTCCCCCGCCTTCGGGACCAGGACCACGCGCGGGTCGAGGTTCAGGCGCTTCTTGCCGCCCGGGCCGGTCTGGCTGCCCATGGCCGCATAGGCGGCCGCCAGGGTCTCCAGCGAAGGAGCGGCGGCGCTTCCGCTCTTGTTGTGGTGCGACGCGCTGTGGAAGAGCTCCTTGCCGTCGGAGAGCTTCGGATTGGCGCCCAGCAGGTCGTACACCAGGTCGAGCTGGATGGTGCGGCCGTTGGAGGCCAGCTCCTCCAGCATGCGCGAGATGCCGTCCAGGTCGTCGTTCGCGATCATCTGACGCGAGAGCAGCAGGCCGGCCGAGTAGCACTTGACCTTGTAGCTCTCACCTTCCTCGGAGAAGGTGCCGAAGTCGTAATCCTTGCCCTCCGGCGTCTCCTTGTAGGACGGCGCGCCGCCGATCTTGACCGTGTGCTTCGTCTTGAAGTCGGTGGCGTCGCCCTTGCGGCAGAAGGCGGTGAAGGTGAGCGGTTCGGCTTCGGCGAAGACGATCAGCGACTTGTTTACCGCGTCCTGGAAGAGCAGAGGGAAATCGGAGGTGGAGTGCGTGGCCGCACGCTGGCAGTGGATCATGTCGCGCGCGATGGCCTCGCGGTCGCGCCCGCCGTGGCGGACGCCGACGCCGGCCAGGATCTCCTGCCCCATCTCCGTCAAGGTCATGCCGCGGTAGGCCTTGCCCTGGTCGGTGAGTTTCGCCTGGCCGAGCGTCAGGCGGTGGACCAGTGCGTCCTTCATGCCCTGGGCGCGCTTCTCCACGTCCTCACCGCCGGCGTCGATGCTGAACGAGCCGTTGATGTCGGTCTCCTTGGCGCGCTGGGCGGCGTGCGTGTCGATCATGGCGCGGATCGCGTCGACGGCCGGAGTCTTATCCGCGATGTACTTGCGGGTCGTCTCCGGATCGATCTTGAGCTGAGTGCCGCGCGACAGGATCTCCGAGACGCGCTGGGACTCGGATTCCTCCGCCTTCTTCCGCTCGTCGGCGCGGATGGCCGCTTCATCCAGATTGCCCCCATTCGGAGCGGAGCGCTCCGCAGACGCGCCGGGGGTGGTCGCCGTCGTTTCGTTACCCATGTCTTGCTCCTTCTTCATGGGGGTGGCTGAAAGACTGCGCCCCAGAGTCGTTACCAGTTCTTCGGCACGGCTCATGGCGTAGTCGTCGAATCCCGCTGCAACACCAGAAAGGCCGACGATCTCCCAATCGATGGCGCGGTAGAGATCCATCGGCACGCCGTCTTTGCGGTCGGCGGCGCGGATGCGCTCCCACTTGTGGACCTTGTAGTCGAGGGACACGTTGCGCTGGTCGCCGTCGATGTATTTCCTGACGGTTCGGATGCCTTCCGGCGCAAGCTTGTCCTCCGTGAACACCCGCACCTTCATGGGGATGCCCTCGGAGTCTACGCGCACAGAGCCCGGCACAATCTGCCCAACGACCGAATCGTTGTTGACGATGCCGACAGTGAGCCGTGCCATAATGCCGGCCATGCTGTTGGTGCCGTGCGAGTCGATGAAGGGCGCGTAGTTGTTGGCCCGGTCGATGCGAACGGCCTCCGGAGTGAGCACCAACTCTTCCTCGACCTTGCCCGAATTCGTATTGCGTACGCCGCGCGCTCCAACGAGCGTGGCCGCCATGACGTCGAAGGCGCGCGTCTTTTCGTCCCAGCTCTTCAGCGCGACGGCGCGGGAAAAGACGTGGTCGTCTTTCTGCTCGGGGAACATTCTGGTCAGGATCTCGCCAACAATTTGGGGGTCCATCATTCCTCCTTGTCCTTGTCTTGCTTGTCCGAATCATCCTGGGATGGTTGATTCGTATCCGTCGCGCTCGCCTTTGCGAGCTGCCATTCATATTTCAGATTCTTCGCGGCGAGCTTCTCGTTGATCTGCGCCATCTCAGCAATGACGTCGTCGGGATCGCGGCCTTTTTCGGCAATGATCTCCGCAAGAGACCGCGTGCCGGCCTTCAGCGTCATCATGTCCGCCTGGGCTTCCTTCAGCGGATCGATGGATTCGAATTTCTGGGTCGCCCAGTCGCAGGGGATGTGCGGCTGACCGGTTTTGCCGACCAGGTAAGCGGCTTCCATCGTCCAATCCCACATCGGATCGCAGAAGAGCGGGATGAAGAACAGCGAGCGAAAGACTTTAATCAAGCGGTAGAACTCCAGCATGCCGGCGCGGATGGAGGAATAATTTACCTGGCGGAGATCGCCGGCGAGCAGCACGTAGGGGATCAGCAGCGCGGCGGCGATGGAGTGCAGCTCCGTTACGATGTATTCGGGATAGCCACCCACGCCCTGTGGCCGGTTGAATTCAACGCGTTTGTCGCCTGGCAAATATGAGATTAAGCCCGGTTCAAACATTTCGATTACGTTGCCGGAAGCGTCTTTAAAAGAATTGGCGATGCGATCCTTCGTTTCATCGCCGGTGGCGACCGGCTCGGGTCCGCCCATGACAAAGGCGGTCAGCGAGGCTTCTATTTTTTTTCTTACCCTTTCGGCGTCGCGATAATCGTCCAGGTCGCGCAGGCCCGTCATGCCGGCGGTAATCCACGGCACGCCGCGCCGCTGCCCGGGCCGCGTGGGCAGGTATAGATGCGCTATATCGTCGGCCGAGACGCGCGCGCTATCGAGGGGCGAGCCGGCGTAGATCGAGCCGTAGTCACCTGGATGGTTTTTCAGGATGTGGTAGGCCGCCACGCGGCGGCGCGGGTCGAGCTCGACGCCGTTAATGATGCGCGTTCCATCCTGCTTGCTCTCGTTGCGGCTGTGATCGAGCAGGTCCGCTTCAAGCAGCTCGACTTGCACGGGCACTTCCAGGCCGTCGCTCGAATAGGCCGGACGACGCAGGAGCAGCGATTCACCGCTTTCCACGCATCCGTAGCAGCCCAGCCACATGAGCGCTTCAGCTCCGATGCGCGTGCCGTCGGCATTGATGCGCGTGGAGTGGCGCTTCCAAATGCCGTTGATGCGCGTGTCCTCGTCCGCGTCGCCGGTATTGGCGGAGGGCAGGGGCCCCGTGCCGACGATGTTATTGGTCATCGTGTAAAAGTAATGATGGGCATGTGGATTATCGCGCCCGAGCTGGCGGGAGCGGTTGCGCAGTGTGAAGAGCGAGGTGCCGATCAGGCTGTTGGCGCTTCCGCTGCTGGCCAGCCAGCCCTCCGTGCGGCGTCCCTTGCTGGCGGCCTCGTAGTGGCGGGTTGCAATGACGTTGCTGAGTTCATGGATCGCGCGTGTGGCCAGGCTGCGGGCGCGGGGGTTTTCGCGGATGAACGCGCGCAGACGCTTAGCGGGCGCGCGCAGGGCGAGGTCCAGGGCTCCCATCAGAAGCCTCTCCGATGGGCGGCGAGTGTGGAGTTGTTACGGCAGGTGCGGGTGCCGAGCGCGGCTTTCATGTCATCCCGAATCTGCTTCATCTCCGCGAGGGAGCGGTATTTGACGGTGCGGCCGTCGGCGTAACGCACCTCGAGCAGGCCGGAGGCGATAGACTTTTCCAAGGCGGCAAGTTGATCGGCGGTGTATGGCATGGTCCCTCGCGGATGATCGATTCACCCGCGATGGTACACGCTTTGAAAATTCTGCCTAGTATGCTAAGTTAGGAAAATGGCTTATTTGCAACAGCAGCGGAAAAGACGTAAAATAAAACCTATGACAACAATACAACCTTTACTTAAACCACCCCGCACGCCGCTCGAGGAAGTTGTTCGGGCGCGTCGTCACAGACGCATTGCTCTGCGTCTCCTGCCGGCGCACATGCGGTCTGTAGCCGTTTTGAATGAGGCCGACCAGAGCGGCGTAGGCGTATACCCAGGCGTCCAGGACCTCGTTGCGCGGGCGCGTTTTGACCCATTCCTCGATCTTCACGCCGGCGCGTTTGTGCGGCACGAGCGTCTCCGCCGTGAGCTGAGCGAAGTATTCATCGCGGTACTCTTCTTCCCAATCGTCGCGGAAGTGGAAGCAGCCGGCGTCATCAGGCCCCTTGTGCAGTCGTTCCATAAGACGCTTCTTGGCCTGGTGGACGCCCAGCAGATAGAGATTGGAACTAGAATGCTTACCTTTAGCCAGCGTCGCGCGGAACGGGAAGATCGGGTCCTTCGGATTCGTCGATCCCTTCGTCGCCCAGACGTTGCGGGCGAAGCGCTGCCGGCAGAAGCGATAGGTGCGATCGGGCAGATAGCCCGAGTCGATGCAGGCGGCCGCGATGCGGAGGCCCTCGTAACTATCGAGCAGGCAGCGGTCGAGCTCTTCCCAAATATCGTCGCCTTCCGGATCTCCGTAGATGATGCGATGGTCGACGTGCCAGGGCGCCCGGTTCGCCTCCCAGCCGGCCACAATCGCCTCAATACGATCCTTCTGGACGTCCCCTCCGAGCGTCAAGGTTACGATGGGATCGGGAACACTGCGCGTGTAAGGGATGCAGAGCCGGGTTAGGGTGCTCTCTTCGATCTTCTCTCCCTTTGCGCCGGTCCACACTTCGGCCATGCGGGTGTTCACCCAGGCCTGCAGGGAATCCAGGTCCTCTTTCGCTTCGGCGTGCTCGTCCAGTATCTGATTCCAGCTCAGCCAGCCGAAAGGCGAGTAGAGTCCGTTCAGCCAATAACCGACTTTCTTTCCGTTCGTCCGTGCGGCGAGCTGCATCCAGATCGGATGGTTCACGATCTCCCAGGTAATGGACTGGACGGGAGCGCCCAGCTCGGCACCGATCAGATCGAGCGCCGCCTGGCGTTCTCCTTCCTGCTCGATCCAGAGCGCCCACTTTCCCTGCACGAGAAAATCGTTCTTCGCATGCTCGAGCACGTAGCAACCGCAATGCGGGCAGCGATAGGCGACGACGTTGTTGGGCGTTTTGTGCGAGGCGCAAAGATGGCGGTACTCCAGGAGCTGCATAGTCCCGCAGCATGGCAGCGGCACCCAGTACTTGTGTTGGTCGCTCGACAGGTAGTCCTGCCAGATGCGCGACGTCGCCTCGTCGGTTGGCGTCGAGCTTTTGTAGATCTTGGCCTGCGCCCCGAAGGTGGTCGTACGGGCCTCGAACAGCTTGACCGGGTTGCCGTCCTTGGCGAGGGCGACCTTGAAGGCGTCCTCTTCGTCGAGCAGGAGATAGCGGATGGACTTCGACCGGCTTTTACTACTGCTGTTCGTACCTTTGAAGTAGACCGTGCCGCCGCGGAATCCTTTTTTGAGCTTCGTTGCCACGCCGTCCGGATCGTTCGACTTGTCGAACTTCTCCAGGAGGGAGGGGCAGTCTTCGATCATCGGCTGGATGCGCGAATCGACCCAGTCGGCGCAGTCGTCGTCGGTCGGTTGTACGAACATGGTGGGGCCCGGTGCGACGTCCACGATGTAGCCCAGCCAATTTTCGCCGATGGTCGTCTTGCCGACCTGGGAAGGGAAGAGCGTCACGACCTCGCGGCATGGATCGTGGACGGAGAGCTTGTCCATCGGCTCGACGAGAAAAGGCGTCCGCTCGGGACGCCAGTCGCCGGGCTCCTTGGCGTAGTCTTTTCGGAGCTTGCGGTACTTCGTCGCCCATTGACTGACGGTGATGAGCGGCGCGGGCCTGAGCGATTCAACCGCCAGGTGGGTGAGTTTGGCGAGAGCGGCGCTGCTATTCTTCATCGTCTTCGGCTTCCATGCTCTCGACGTCCTTGGATGCGTCGAGCAGCGCCTGCTCGCATTCCCGTGTGAGCTTCACATGGATCGCGGCCGGATCTGTCATACCCACCAGCGTCGTTGAGAGACGATCCGGAAGCCCGGAGACACGGAGGCGGATGGCCTGCATGATCGCCGCCCAACGGCGCTCGACCTTCGCCACTTCGATCAGTCGGCCAGCCATCAGGTCCGCTTCCATGCGCGCCTTCTCAGCCACGGCGGCTTCGCGCTTCGCCCGTTCTTTGGCATAGATCGGAACGTCCGCTTCCAGCAGATCCCGCTGCGCGCCGGTCGGCGATCCTTCCGCTCCATCAGGATGCAAGTTGGCGCATTGCTCCCAGGATGCGTCGCTGGCGGCGCCGTCAATCGTGCCATCGACGAACGTCACGAGCCAGCCGGAAGCCAGCGCCTTGTGAACCATCTGCCTGGTACCACCGCGTAAACCACGCTTGGCCCGGCTGTCGGCATATTGGGGAGGCGTCAACCCAATAGGCTGGTGGTTGGGGTCGATCGCGCCGTCCAGCGTTCGCGTCAACTGGCCGGCTTCAAGAGCTTGGCGCACGTCTTCAGCGTCCACCCCACGGTATTCGGCATACTGTTCGACCGTCATACCGAAGGAACTACCTGATTTTACGACGTTATCTGCCATGTCCTACCGTCAACCAGAGATCGTTTCATACCGTCAACTGAGGCCTAAGTACGCGATTTTCGTCAACTATTTTTTCTACCCTCAGCCGTGGAAATATCGAGGTCACGCGGAACC